ATCTACAGCTGCATCTGAATTAGAACTTTCTAAAACGGTAGTTCTTGCAAGAGTATCAGTAGCTGCATCTGTTACTGTCCCAAGACCAACTTCCCATTCAGTTGTTCCTTGATTAAATATTGCATAGTAAGTTGTATTAGTATCACCAATCCCTGCAACAAAAGTTTGAAATCCTGTTGCGGCACCTGCTAAATCAAAAGTACCTGTTCCAGTTGTCGTACTAGTTTCTTTTACTCTATCATTTACTACTAAAGCCATTTTTTATTCTCCTTACGCCATGCTTATGATAGCGTCTGCAGGTGTAGATGGACTAGGAAAAGAAATTGTAAATGTACCATTGGTACAAGTTTTATCTCCACTAAAATCTAAAACTACAGCTACTTTATTTGATGCGGAACTATTATAGATTGTTCCAAAAGCTGCTGTAATTGTTGCTGATGTCCATGAGGTATCAGAAAAATCACAAGATGCAACAGCTGTTCCATAAGCCACAGCATTACCACTTAAAGTATTTCCAGCAGCGGTATAATTTGTACCGCCGGCTGAACTTACTTCATTAGTTGTTACATAAACAGTACTGGATGTATTGTACGGATTAGAAGTGTAAAGTGCTAATTTAAAAGTATTTCCTCCAGATGCAAAATTATGTGTTCCTGAGAGTAACTCTCCACGGAATGCATAAGGTATTACGTTTGCCATTTATTTATCTCCTTCATAATTAATTACTCGATGGAGATTTTGAGATTATTTGAGCGCGAATGACTCCATCGCCATATTCGCTTCTGCGTCTTTGACCAATTTGTTCGATCGCATACGATTCTAAAGCTTCTTTATAGGCCGCTTTATAATATTGTAACATATCCTGCGGACCTTTCAAGTATCCATATGTATTTACCAGACATGCATATAAAAGTAAATCAGGATATTTATTCGAAATATAAGTTCCCGTTGTAGATACACTAGAATCTGTAAGACTCGCAGGCTCTTTATTAAAAGCCATGGTAATTTCATAAGCTGTGTCAGGGGTAGGTGCAACCACCCAATAGGATTCATCCCAATTGGCCCAATATTTAGGAAGAGAAGTAGATGAAGTAGAAGGAGTATCATAATATTCCGCCATAAAACTAGTATCTCTTTGTTCTAAAAAAACTTGAACATTGGGACTCACATTATCATTTAATAATTGAACATATCTAATTACCCGACAATCAGCCGGGATACTAATATATCTATTTGCAATAATACAGTTTGAGGTGGAATAAAATCTTTCATCATCAACATCAACTGCCCTAAAAATAGTATGTTCGGCGTTTTTAATAATTCTTTCTAAAACACTATCACTAAGAACAGTGTTTCCAACTTCTGTATAATTTCTAATATCGGTTTGTAAATTTGATAAACTATATGCCATATTATGCGTTTACGACTGATAAAGTTACAGGTCCTGCTGAACAATAATCACCGCCTCCATTTGTACTTCCATTTGTTGCTGTATCACCACTTGTAAAATAAAAATAATTTTCCGGCTCACCTAAAGTGCCTGCCGTAGTTGTTACACTACCGTCTGAATTTTTCTTTCCAACTGTAATTGTAAATCCAGCTGCCGCGCCAATATCACTTACATTATCAAATGTAGGTACGGATATAAACTGTTGTAAATTTTTTGTATCTGCTCCTCCTGAACCTTCTGCTGTAACTGCCGGCGGTCCTCTAAATCTTACTGTATCACCGGTTGATCTTTTGTGATCAATTGAATAAACATTTACAAAAGTACTTCCTCCATATTTAATAGTTTCAAAAGGATTATTACTTAACATAATTAAACTTGTCTTAGCTGCAGGTTGAGGTCTTGCATTTCTTAAGGCTTGCGGATCTCCACCATGGAAACGTGGATCTAATTGAGGTTGTTTTGGTTCGTACTCTGAATAATGAACTAAAAAACCATTCCATTCTTTAACCATTTCTGTGTATGGAAATGCCATTCCTGATCTATCAGAAATAGCCATTGATCTTTTACCTCTAGCAAAAACTCCGGCCATTATACTCCATCCCCATAAAATGTTTGTGGTGTAATATAAACTGATGTTTGTTCACCATCTGATTTCATCGCCCTAAGCATTTCATCTTCATAAATTAATTTTAAAGCTGGTGTTTGCTCTGGTGAATATTTCATACTTAAATAATAAGCTAATCCTGAAATTAAAGCTGGATAAAATCTAAATATTGTATCGGACGTATTGGTATAAGCACCTACATCTTCTATTTTTGCCATATAATAAAACTGAACAAGATAACTTGCTCCAGAAAAACTAGAACTAGGTGTTGTATATAAAAATAAATTTGGAGAAGCGGTTATCGCTCCTGCTGCATTATATACATATGCTTGTCTTTGCATATAATACTGTGAAGGAGTTCCTTTTGCTAATTTATTTGGTAAAGCTGAATAAGTAGATCTACCTATTTTATCTAAAGCTGTGTCTACAGGAGCTGTAGCTGTTGTATTGTTTCTGACATAAACTTCTAATATATCACTTAGGTCAGTTGGAAAATTTGTATTATCATTAGGATAATTATATTCTGCTTGCCCCTCAACTAAAGGGACACTTCCTAATTTAACTTTCCAAAGATTGACTCCTCGATTGCCCCATTCAGACAATAGAATATTTAATGAACGCCTAGCACTTCTTAATTGATAACCTGTTCGAGTTCCCCGTACATTTGTTCTTTCATACGCTTCTTCAATAATCTCATCAATTGAAGGATTAAAGGCTGTTGTTCCCGAAGTAGCCATTTATCTTCCTATCCGTCGTACTGTACTGATAATCCGACTACTGCAGTTCCATCGTAAGCAAAATAAGCTCCATCCGGAAATAGTATTCCATTATCTGGAATATAAGGAGCAATTGCTTCTCCACTATCTATATCCAAGACGAATTTATTTACCCCAGTAGTTGCAGACGAGTTTTTAAAAAAAACATGTCCGGCTCCAGCTCCTGCGACTCCGTTCATTCCTCTTATTCGAGTTCGACCAGCAAATACAATTCCTGTAGCTGTGCCGTCTTTAACTCCAGCTGAAATAGAAGTTGTGATAGCTCCACTAGCTGTGATGCTAGTTACTTCTGTCCAAGTGCCTGCTATATCAACTGTAGCGCCTCCCGTAGGACCAGTAGTCGCTGCGCTTGTTTGAGCTGCTCCATCAGCATCTTTTCCCACTACAGTAAAAGTAATCCCAGCGTTATTACCGCTAGGGGATGTAATAGTTACTGTTTGAGCATTAACCCAGGGGCCACTATTTAATAAAACTAAAGTGGTAGCTGAACCTACTGCAGAAATAGCAGCAGTGTCTGTTCCATATAGAACTTGTTTACTTTTTACGTGCGATACGTTTGCCATAATTTATCTCCTTAATTGTAAGCTCCCGAAGGAGCTCACAAAGTTTATTTATTTATTAACTCCACGCCGCAGCGCCTGTGTCAAATGTAGCACCGTTAGCGAAATCATAAGCAAAATCCCAAGTGCCTTTTTCATAGCACGTGAAATAGATAAAACACCCATGAGTTAAACTATTAGTTGCTGCTGCCGCAGGTGTATACGTTAATATTGTTTCACTTGCATCAGACGTATCTATAGTTGATGCTGCTCCAGCAGTTCTACTTTCCACTTTGGAGCCAGTTCTATAAACATCACTTCCTGCACATGTAAATGTAAGAGTGTTAGTTCCTCCATTTGTGTCATCTGTTTGGTAATGTACTACTATAGTTCCTACCGTAGCTGCTGGTAAAGTAACAGCTTGTGCTGCATCACCGTCAAAATCATTAACTGTGATTGTATTAGCCGCATAAGTTAATGTAGCTGATGTTGCAACAGTAGTAGCAGTTAAACTAGTAAGATCTGGTTTTAGTCCCAGAGTTCTTGCAGTATAAGCGCCTGTTGAAGTGTTTTTATTGACTTGTTGAAATCCTTTTTCGGATCTCACGGAGCCATTAAACGTTGTTGTTGCCATAATTATAATCCTCCTAGTTTGTGAATCTAGTCTCTAGGCCGTCGACTATACTCGTCTAGATTCATTAAATAATTGTATAGTAATTAAAATATATATGAAATTTGCGTTGAGCGCAAGGTATCCCTATGGTTTTGTATGATTTTTGATAGCGCTTAAGTAGCTATCGAAACTTCGGCTTTGGCGTCGTCTATTTTAGTTTGAAGCGTTTGTTCTTCAAACTCTTTGGCAATAATTTCTTTAACAATTTCCTTAATTTTTTTGTCGATATATCCCATATTCAAATTATATCTGCCCTCCTTCAGGTGTTCCTGTTGCCACTCGAGTTCCAAGGACCTCTTCATATTGTATAGGTCTTGAGTCATTGTTAACC